AACAATCCTAAATATTGCCTCACCAGATTCAGGTAATGCTCCTGTAGCTAACCATTCAAATTGATGAAAGCTATATCGACCTGCTGTATCACAATTCTCTGGCCTACACCAATCAGCCCAAGCCTCTTCAATAGCTTTATTTGCACGTTGATCCCTTTTATTACCTCTTACTTGTGTAACCAAAGACTGAAACTTCATTCCAGTCCCAACGACATTTATCTGTGTCGTTCTTTTTGCCTGCTTTGCATAAGGATTATTTCTAACCATCTCCCTACTTCTATCTCTTAACTTCCTAAGACTTCCTCTTATTTCAGCGTCAGCACTTAACTGACTACTCATCCAATTAGCAGTCAGTCGATCTGATACTGCACCTTGATAGGCTCTGATTTGTCGCCTTGGTTTAACAATGTCAGAAACAGCAGACTGAGCGAACCCATCTCCTGATGACCAAAGACCTTTCCATGCGTTGACTAATCCCATTAGTTTTCTCAGTTAAAGCGAACAAACAAATTGCGAGGATTTCCAAGACCATTAGCTATTTTTTCTTGAGTTTCCTCACGAGCTAATTCAGCTTTTAGCTTGGCCTCTAGCTGAAACAATTCGGCTAAATCATATTTTTTAGCACTTCTTGAACCAATCTTATATTCTTTTACTCCACCACCACTAGCTACTGTCCTGATTGCTGTTTGAACAAGATCTAAATCTTTTTTAATCTGACTTCTACCGTCATAAGCAGAAGCACTACCGCTATAAACAAGAGAAGGTAAAACTTCAAACTGACCACTTAATATTGTTTGTTTTTCTTGCCCAGATTTATCTGCAACTGCCTGAAAATACCAATCTCCAGCGTCAAAATTAGCTGTTACAGCAGATGCAACAGTGAATTGCCACCCAGAAAGATAAGCACTACTTGAAGTTATGTGTGCTTCTGAAGCAGTATTTGTCCTTAAGTAATAAGTAACACTCCACTCTGTACTGGTAATAGCGTTACCAAATACGTCTTCTGTTTCCGAATCTCGCCACTGAAGTATGTCTCCAGCACGAACTTTTGAGGGAATAGGCATGATTAATCACCAATTAGCGACAAAATTACGCTTTTTAGCACCTTTTTGTCTTCCTGATATTAGCGGAGATGCCTCGTTAGGTTTATTATCTGTTTTTTTCTTCTCAAGTTGATCCCAAACTGTCCTTGGATCATATCTCTGTAAAAATCTTAATAACGCCGCATAACCATAAACAGCCTCATCCCATGCTTCATTGGGAGCTTGACTTTTTTTCATCCAAACTCTTTCTTGAAAACCATTTTTATATCTTAAGACCTGTCTTTCAGCTAAATATTCTTCAAAATAATCAGAAGTGATAGTTGGATAAAAATGCAAATATCCTTCACCTTTTTCTGCATGCTTTAAACGATTATTTAACGTATTTTTTATTCGATCTACTCCTAAAGGAAATAACATCACTCCTTTTTTCATTGCTTTACCGGAAAAACTAATATCTTGTTTTTTTGGCTTACCTAAAGCCGGTGCTGTTTTCATTCCCATACCTTTAATAGCTATGACACCCATTGCATATCTTTCACGAGCATACGCATACACATCCTGAGTGAAATGGCCGCCGGTATCTATCGCTGTGACAGAAATTTTTAATTCTCTACCATCAACAGTCTTGTATGGTTTTTGCAAAATTTCATCTAACTGTTTCCATATAGCAGGTTGAGAAGGTAAACCATAAATTTTAATTCGATCTATTAAATATGATTCTTGGCCCCTAGCCCACCCGAAAACGGACATCGACAATCTGTCATCTTGGACATCGCATCCCATTGTGAGTACAACAACATTTTCTGGTGGGACTCCTTGTTTGTAATCTTCTGAAGCTGCTCTTTCCATAAGAGCATCTGCGCCAACTCGTCCTGCATACTCATCCTCCCACGTTTCTCCTAATGTAATATTAATAAAAGTTTTTAGTTGTTCTGGATCATTTTTTACACTTAAAAATTCTTCAACTAAATTAGGCCAAGATGCATTTGGTGAATAAGAATAACCTGCCCAAATATGAAAGCCTACATGCTTTCCATTACCAGGTTGAGTAGAACGCCATTCACCTCTTTCTATCATCCATCTTTTCTTTGAATGATGAATTATATCACCACAATTTTGACATTTATAACCAACAGTTTCTGGGTCATTATCAAACCATTTGAAATTCGGCCATTGTAAATATTGAAAATGATTGCATTTTGGACAAGGCACGTAATACCGCTTTTGGTCTGTCTGGTTAAATAATTTTTCTATACGTGAAAAATCTTTTATAGTAGGCGTACTTCCAGCCACTATTTTTCTATTAACATAGAAATCTGTTCTTTTAATTCCTAATTTAATTTGATCTCCTTCGCTTCCGGCACCTGAGATTGGGTAACCATCTACTTCGTCAAATAAAACTATTCTTCTAGAAACCCTACGAAAGCCACGAGGAGAATTTGCTCCAACTAAAGATAACGAACCACCAGGAAATAATTTTTGCAAAATTGTATTATTACTATCTCTAGTTTTTGCTTCACTAATTAACTTATTTAAAACAGGCGTATCTCTTATCATCGGTGATATTTCTTCTTTAGAGTAAGACTGAGCATCTGCTTCTGTTGGCTGAACCAACATGATGGGACAAGGATCTTGGTGGATGTGATAACCAACAATATGATTCAGTATTTTTGAATAACCAACCCTTGCTGATTTCATTACTGTTACTTGCTCAATATTAGGATCTGTAATCGCATTCATTATGCCTTTTTGATAAGGAAGAGTATGCCAACGACCACTTTCAGCAGAAGATTCTGCACTTAAAAATGCATGCTCATTTGCCCAGTCGCTTAAATTTAATTTTCTTGGGGGTCTGAAAGCTTCAAAAGCTTTTTTTTCTAGTTCAAGAATATTGCTCATTACTCTTGAGGTTCACCAAGCCTTGTAAATCTTCTAAAATCTCCGTAAGGCAATTTAGGAAACATATTAAAAGAAACACTAATTCTTTGTTCTTCTGACTCTTGATTAAGAACAGCATGAGGCGTTTGACTAGAAAAAACTAATAGCAAACCTGGTCTTGGAGGATATGTAAAAGATCTATTCGTTGAAGGTAAATATCGATTAGGGTCGGGACAATAAGTTTCCATTGTGTAATTTGTTTTACATACGTCCGAATAGAAAGCAATAGGTGATCCTTTAGTGAGAAAAAATATTCCGCTTAAAAAACTATTGGAATGATAATGACTGCTAAGACTTACGTTTTTGTTATACAAATTTATCCATGATTGTTGCATCTCAAGAGGATGTTCACTTCCTATTACTTCTTCCTGATATTGATGAACAGAGTCTGAACAAAATTGTTTTATTTTTCTAAAAGCTGGCAGATTAAAAGAATATGTGTCTAAAGATTGAAGAATAGGGTTTCCCATCTTTTCATATAAAACGTATTTTTCCTTTAACGCAGCATCTTTTACTTCTTCTAAATCTCCATCGTATTCAAATACACCTAAAGGAGGTGTTGAAAACATTGTAATTAATTCCTTCATGCTGCTTGACTCTCCGCTAAATCTTCTAACGCTTCACGAACAATTTCATCTAAATGATCCATTGCTGTTACATCTAATTCAGGTATTCGTTGTTTAGCTTTTGTTGGAAGACCCATTAATTTTGTTCTTGCCATTGTTATAACTTCTATCCATTTCAATCTGACTTCAGCTACTGGAACTAATAAACCTTGCTTTTGCTGACGATCTAGTTCTAATAATTCTGCTTTTAAATGCTCAGTCCTAGCCCTGCTTTCTTCATAATCAGGAATAGACTCACGAGTCTTACTTATAGAACTGCTTGGCTTTAAAGGAAAAACATAAGTTGGCTTCTCTTCTTTAAATTTATTTCCTAATTTCTTGGCAGTCTTACTCTTCCACTCCTTTTTCATCGTTTTATTGTCGATCAAAATTTTTCCATCATCAGTTTGAACTGCCGAAAGCCGTCCTGTTTTTATCGCTGCATACACAGATTGAACGGTTACTCCTAGCTCTCTCGCTGCATCAGGTCTGGTGATCAAAGCCATAGGGTTAAATGTTACCTATTTTTTTACAATAGCGTTTTCAATTTACATTATGCAATACCGCAGTTATAATGGGCGGTTTTTGATTTTTTCCACAAGGAGATGACTGGCTTTTAGAGAAAATTGTAAACAACTTTGAAAAATTGTGCCTACTTGATTTTTGGGGCTTGACATACCT